GTTAGTTTCGGTTTCAACCGCAAGCTGACCAGCAAAGACGCCGGTAGCGGGCAGGGAGGTTACAAGCTGTGCGCTGGAATTGTTTGCAAGTTTGGTGGAATCAACTGCACCGGAGGCAATTTGATCGCTACCGACAGCGCCGTTTACAAATGCACCACCAGGGATTGTCTGTGAGTCAAATAAAATTTTTGCGCTTGGGATTACGTCGTCAGAAAGCTGGGTTACTGCTTTATTAAGGAAGTCAACAACGGTTACCTTTTTGGTCTCGCTTGCAGACCGATCAGCAATCGGCAGAAAATCGTTGGAAGCTACATCCGCAGAGGCCAGGCTGTTTAGCTCACTAATCCGAAGATCTGCCACGGCCTACCTCTTGCGAACCAGCTGATAGATGCCAGCAGTCTAGCTCTAATCCTCGTCAGCAATAGCCAGGAGTCCGCCTTGCTCCAGCACGATGAAACCGGCGTCCTCCTGCAGAAGCTTGCTGGATACTGTGGTTTGCGCTCTGAGCTTGACCGGCCCGGTTGTCACAAAATTAACCGTAGAAACAATAATTTGTCCTGGCGCAAAATTTGTTGCGCTATTCGTAATCAATGCGTCAAATTCCCACCAAATGGAATCGTTCAACTGGCTGTCGGCAAAATCTCCAGCCGAGGCAGCAGTCCCCTCGCTTTTTAAGTAAAATTTAGCGCCAAAAATTCCGCCAATCTCCGTGCGCAAGGCAAGCTGCATAAGGTAATTGACAGTTTCTTCGTTGCTTTTGTTCTTGTAATCCCATTGAGCCGTCAGCTGACCGCTTCCGGTTATGAGTGAGCTGTATTGCTCGCGATAGGTATCAGACAAAGTGGTTACGTCAATTGCTTCTCTGTTTGTGTTTAATTCATACTGAATTACGCAACCCAGTATTCGTCCGGCGCTGTCTTTTACGGTGACAGAAATGGGGATGTCTGTGGTGATGTCCACCAAGCTGATGGCGGCAGTCCTATCTCCTTCAAGGCTGTCGTTGAAATTGTTGTACAGGCGGATGCCGCCAATCTCATCGACAAAGATGTACCAGTTGCCGCTGGAGTGAACGTTGCCGTCACGCCAGCCGTCAATGCCAATAAAAGAGAGCGGTACTTCGTTTGTCGAAGTGATTGTTATGAAGTCGCCAGTAAGGAAAGCGCCTTCCTCAAAGTCAAAGCTGAATCTTTTGCGAGCAACGTTTACGTCATCTGGATTGACGACTGAGAGTTTTTCTTCTTGAAGGGATTTTCGAGTTAGCTCGATGCTTCCTACATTTCCGAGATAAACCGCCATTACAAGCTCGCCTCAGATAGCACGCCTGTTACCTGGAAATTGATCTGAGCAGATGCAACCTCGCCTACGTTTGAGCCAAGACTTGCCCCAGTGATGTAGGCGTTGAATTTGATGTCGTTAAAGTTGTCGCCGTTTGCATAACGCAAGGTAAAAAGCACCGTATCGGCGTCGGTGATGCCGGCTGTATTTGTGTTAATTAGTTTTTTGAGGAGGACTCCGGCGTCGTTGGTGCCGTCGTCTGCCTTGTAATACAGAAGTGTTGCGCTTCCGCTGGCGCCTTGGACGCCGGGGGTGTACGAGCGGTGGGATTCGCCCAGCGTTGTGGTTTCTAGTGTTTCCAGGTCAGACGAAAATGACCACGAGGTCACCTTGGCCTGGGTCACGCCGTCCAGCAGCAAGCTGCCATCACGACCGGTATAAAACTTAGCCATGGCGACCTCCTTGGGGCTATTCTATACAACACTGATTAGCCGCACACGGGCGTTGCTAACGCCAGGGCGCACGTTGGTAATTTCTGGCGGCTCGGCGTAACGCCATGATCCAATCGGTTGCAGCTTATCGGCCTGTCTGGTTACAGGGTCGCTTCCCGTAGGAATGTAAGAACTTACCGAAACACCTCTTTCAACTTGAGGACCCCATGCATAAAATTCATCGCCAGCCCTCGTCGGCCTTCCAGAAACTATAAAATCAAAATCTACAAAAGATCTTGTGGCTACTACTTCTACTGGCACGACAGCCCTGACCCACTTATTAAAAACTGAATAATCGATGCTAGAGCCTCTGTCAACATTAAAAAAATCGCTTTTTATGAGCCAGCTTGAAATAGAGGACTGGCTCGGGACGTAAATGTAAATACTTACAAAATACTGCCCTGGCTCAAATGATCCGTTAATTCTTGTAAATCCACTGCCTGCTACTGGGTTTTTATTAATAAACCTAGAAACTTCAGTCAGCTTATTGTCAGGACCGAGGAGATCTGAAGCGCTTATATCCCAGTTAAAGCTAAAAATTCCCGCAGTCAAACTTGTGCTGTTTGTAAATAAATTTGTAGCTTCATCCTCTATAAGCAGACCAATGGGGTGCCCAGTTTCAGTTTCATAGCTAAATCTAGTTTCAAATGGCTGTGCGGTAACGATGAAACCGTTTTGGTCTATGTAAGTAGCAATGCTGTTTCGTTGATTCCTATAACCAGTACCAATCAGCTGAGCGTTTCCGCTCCAGCCCTCGATTAAACGAAGAGGAAGCTCAAAAGTACCGAAGGTGCCTTTTACGTTTTCGTAGTGCCCAACAAACGTCTGTGCGTTTTTATCTGTAACGTTTTGGTATTGCAGCTCTAGCGTGGCACCGAACCTTGTGTCTCCGTACAGAATTCGACTTTCTGCGCCGGATTGCGATCTAAATGTTCGGACTGCGTAATCGCCAGACGTGTAGCTGCGAGAAGACGGCACAAGAGCGGGAAAGTCCATGGTCAACCCTCAACGATGAAGCTGGCTGGACTGAGTACGTCCTGCACGATCAAGCTGTTAAACGCACTGCTGGTTGGGAACTCAGTTGCCAGCACTTCGACCAAGCCTTCGCTGTCCAACGTTAGCTGCTCCACTGCATAGGTGTTACTGGAAACCGTCGGGGAATCGATTGTGAAAATTGTGTTGAATAGCGCTGGATCGGCTGTTTTGCCGTTGATTACTTCCATCTTGGCGGTTTTAAGCTCGTCTTCCTCGACGCCCGCATAGAGAATGTTATACGTTCCATCAGTCAAAGTAGTGGCGGCCGTAATGGTTCCATCCGAGCTGATAACGCCGTTGTTAGCGGGTTGGTATGGGCTGGCTTCCGTAAGGACGCGAATGTAGTCACCTGGTGCCAGTGCAATTCCAAAAGGTGTTGTTTTGAAGCGCACTGAGTGGGTAATGCGCCGCCTGATGCTCATGAAATAGCGGGCAACAATAAAAGCGTGTTCCCGCGAAGTGCAGAACTGGGTCAGATCGAAAGATTCAATTGGATAGGTGTCGCTGCCGGCTTCCGCCCAGCGGACACTCAAAGTTGCCTCTTCAGATAGCTGGTTTCTGCGTTCTTTGCGGTACCGGACGATTGCTTGAAAATCCTTGCGTTCTTCGGTCTGTAAATAATCGACCGAAAAGCTGTCTTCGACAATGTTGCCGGAGGTGAACAATCCTTTTAACTCAACAGGCTTGTTGATAATTGCGCCGGATACTTCGCAAGGCAGTGCCGGAACCAGGCTAAATTTTCCGTTACTGATTACAAAAGAGCACAGGAAGTAGGGTGCCGTGTCAGCGATAAACTGTCGCAGGTTTATTGGAGAGTCAATAGCTCCGTCAAAGAACAGCTGGTTTTGTTCCAGGAAGCTTGCCGTCTTTGCGAAATCAGTGGTTTCAATCAAGTTGGGGCTGACAACGCCGCCGGCTCCTGCTGTTTTGTCTGTAAGCAGGTAGTACACCAAATCCGTGAATTTGTTGCTAGCCCCCACTGTCCCTGCTTCAGATGGCAGAAAGCGTTGCACCGGAATGCCTTGTTTGAGCCAGCAGCGAATTTGATCTATCGAGGTAAAATTGCGGCTTGCTTTAAGTGATAGGCCCGCAATTGTTAGGTTTTGGTACTGCGGAATTATATCATTAGCGATAGTTTCATTGACGTAAACAATCTCGTGCTCTGGAGCGCTTTCGTTGCTTTTTGTGAGCAGAGAGCCATACACACTTAAGTCGGCAACTTGACTTCCCAATTCAAAAAATCTTTCTGCTTTAGTTGAGGGTTCAATAACTACAGTTTCAAGTCCCAATGTTATAAGAGTTACTCCGACAGTCGTGCCAGCTTTTCTAAAAGGGTTGCCGTTGCTTACCGTCACAGTCAGGTTGATTTTTTCGCCCTTGACCCATGTTCCGGTGGTTCCATCTTTGTTTACGGTGTATTTAATACTGTTTAAGTCGTAGCCCTTTGTTTGCCCTGGGAAATTTTTAATCCTCGTTTTATCCGCTTTTGCGACAACAGCTGAAACTGTAACTTCAATATCGTTACCGGCTTCGGATACTCCGTTGATTACAGCCGTGCGTTGTGTGCCAACTGTGTATTTCTGTTGGTCACCCAAGACTTCCCACAGAAAACCCGAAGTCTTGCCTTTGGGTTTTGTCTTGCTTGTTTTTGT